CTACTGATCATTCTATCAACCTTCCATAAAACTCTGTTGGACCTCTGTGGTGTCGATTAAACAGATACCACGCACAGTTATCTTTACCTGTGTGTTTAGAACCTTCTATCCACTTAACCCTACCTACACTTACGATCTTAGAACAATAAGTCATAAGAACCGATGATTGCTTTGTATGCATCCAGTCAGCATCAAACAATAACCAAGTAGGCATAATGCCAATCCAAGTATCTATAAAGTTGTGCAGGAAGTTACGTTCCCAAGGTGGGTTAGTAATGCAATAGTCAACGTCAAGTTCATCATGTGGTTTCCCATCAAGGGCATTCCACGGCATAACATCATATCTTCGTGGCTCTATATCAGAAGCAAAACCACAACTAGCATAATCAGTCAACCTTTCGATATGATCGACAAGCCTACCATCACCTGCACATGGCTCTATAAAATTAAAACCTTCTTGTGGTAAGTGATCTATAAGAGGCTTAACAGCTTCTTCTGGTGTCGGGTAGTAGTCCCTAGGTACCCTGACAAAATCGGATCTTTTTCCCATCAGTGAACTATAACCTCTTCTGCCATACCTAAGTCTATAGAACTATATTCTGCCAAAGCTATAGCCTCTTCCTCAGATAGGTTTCTATCACACATAGCACGACCAACCAATATAAACTTAGCCATATATTTCAGTTTATCTATGTCGTCTTCTTGTTCGATTGTATCATACGCTTCTATGTAATCTGATAAACTCATAACCATTCCTCTGGTATAGACTTATCTGCGTACAGGAACCCATGCTTGTCACACCACTGTGCATAAGTAGTCTTTGCACCCTTGTATAACTTTGCTCTAGAGTTCTGAAACACAAACCTGATGTCATGCTTTGGGTACTGTTTCTGAATTAGCAAATGCTTTTTTCTATCTGCTACTGTAAACCGTCCCTTAGTTTCGACTATGATACCGTTGGGTAAGATGAAGTCTGGTGTATAAGTACGGTCTTCCTCGACACGGTACTTGATCTTCTGTGTCTCATACTCATACTTAACACCAGCTTCCTCTAATTCCCTCGACACCCTCTCTTCTAAACCAGAACGATAGCCATGCTTTATCGCTTGTCTGGTGGTTGCCATAATTCTCCTTCGTATCGTCGTAGCCAGAGTAACCTAGCATTTTCCACTACACGGTCTACATCGCCACCATAAGCCTTTACGACTGTATCCCACAAATCTTCCTCAGTGGTTGACCCTTTGAGTATCTTCTCAGCTTTCTTAGGGCCAACTTGCGGTAGACCGTGGATGTTGTCAGCATTGTCTCCTGTCAATATTTGAGTATAGAAAAACTTAATTCCCTCGTCGGGGGTAACCTTGTTCATAGTACCCTTAACAGGATTGTAATGCCAGCATGGAACCTGTAGCATATCCTTATCTACTGATACGATAGTACAGTCATGGTCGAGTTCTGTAGCATGTATTGCTAGACAATCGTCTGCTTCTTGTTCCACACTGACAACCGTTTGCCAATCTGACACCATATAGTCACGAATGAATGAAAGGTGTTTAGGCTTTTCTCTTTTGTACCTATTACCTTTGTAAACATGTGACTTGGCTATGTCGTGTCTAAACTGATGTCCACTGCATGTGATATAGATTTGATAGTCGTCACTGTCCCAAGGCCAGCCACATACATATTCTATACTCATTTGCAGTATCTCGTCAGTCTTTACACGTGCAGCCCGTTCGCTTTCATCTTGAGTAGAAAAGGCAGCACGATAGGCGAATACATCACCGTCGATTAAAGCCTTTCCGTATCCCATCAGAAACTCGACCAAGCCATTTCGCCACCTTCTTTGTGCGCACCGATGGATTCCACGTAGGTGTATCCTGCTGCAAGGCAAGCATCGTGATATAGATGTAGGAGATCATATAAGCTATCTACCTCTTGTCGTTCGATGGTGACGGAGCCTGAAACCCCGTCCTCATCTTTGTCCATTACAAAACTAATTTCTACTTGCATTAACCTGCCGCCGCAAAGATCATGTCATCTTCTGATGGTTCGCTTGTACGTTCAATCAGTTCAGTGACAGCAATACCGTTAAGGCGAATACCGTTACCATCAGCATAGGTTTCAAACTGTACCTTGGCCCGTGTACCGTTGCCTAGTTCACCATCCTCAGAGAATGACCACTTACGAACTTCCTCTTTGCCTTGCCGTAGGTCAACGACCTTGACAGGACCACCTAGGTTGACGTTATCTTTAGTAATTGGGTCGATCCAGTCACGTACATCATCAGCTACGCCACGTTTGATCTTCATGTACTTACCAATACCGAAGTCTGCATTACCCTCTTGGATACGTGCGTTACCCATTACTGTAGCCTTGAAGCCATCCATCATAAGTTTGTCAATCTGTTCTTGATTGGTGAAGTATGCATTGACGACATACTGACCACCCTTCATAGCAATCTGTTGTTGCCATTGTGGCCCATCCATGTTACCCATGTCTGCGTTCTCAGGGAATACTTTTGCATATTCTAGAACCATGTCGAGTGTGTATCTTGCCATATTGTGTATCCTTTTCTAACACTGGTAAATATATATAGTAACTTTTTTCAGCTACTGACAACTTTTATTTTAGTGTACATCGGCATACGTTTTACCAAACTGTACATCAATCCCAAGAGGTACATTTAACTGCAACTCTTCATTGAGCAAATCAATAGCAGATTGCATTTTGCTTTTTGTGTTTTCCTCTTCTCCTTCTTCTGTCAGGACAATAACCTCGTCGTGAAATTGACCAATAGTTTTTAACAGGAAGCCACGACAATACATGACCCAACTATCAAAACAGTAAACACCTGTAGATTGGTTCAAGGTACTAAACCGATCCTTATCAGATCGTAAAGAGTGCCAGAAACCAGACACAGGATTGTAAAGCCAATCAGAGCCAAGAACAGTTCGTACCCTTGCATCTTCACTCACTTTCTGCACAGACCAGTTGCGTGACCAGAATGCGTCTAGGAGCGTCTGTGCTTCGCTCTCAGACATGCCTGTGTTTCTGGCTAGGGTTTGCTTACCTACACCATAAGTCGCACTGTAGTTCACCACCTTGTAGTTCTTACGTAGTGCCTTGAGGCTACGTTCACCTGAGTTGTGTTTGTCGATGTCATCTTGTGTGACGACACCTGCGTGTTTAGCAAGGTCAAGGTGTGGATCAAACCCATCCTTAGACATTTCCTCGACGTAATCAGGGTCTAGTGGTTTCATGTAGTGACGCTTTGTTGTGTCCTCTAATGAGGTCATATCGGCACCACACAGAGTGTAACCTTCTGGTGCTGTCAGGCATTCCCTTATTTCTTTACCGTACTGTCGATCAACGCTTGGCAAGTTGACACAAGGTCTGGCGTGACGGAACCTGAATGTGTTCGTAAGTCCTGCCACACTTGCACACACATATCCCCCGTTCTCTGATTCAAGTAAGCCCTTGATGACTCCAATACGATGAGAAAGAACAGTAAGGCCATCAAGCAAACCAATAGCAGGTTCTCGTTCAACCAGTTCACGTACTGAGGCACAGAGTTCTCCGTCTTTACGTATTTGTTCCAATTTCCTTGTGGAGCCATCTGCTTCCCTCATAAACTTGAATGTACGTGGTTCCCACCCTAGCATGAACAACCACTCTTTTACCTGTGACACAGAACTAGGGTTAGCACGATCTTCACCAACCTTGACTTTCAGGCTCTGGGTACTCGTCGGGACCTTGTGGTCCTTGCAGAGTTGTTCCCACTTCGCACCGTTTGCAGACAAACTTCCGTCCTGTTTGTGGTACACCTTTGGTCGTGTCCGTACAGCGTAACTGACTACCTTCGGCATAACATTGGCAAGTGCTTCTGTCTTCTCTTGCTTGAGTGCTTCCCACTCTTGTAAGTGGGCTTGTGCTTTGGGTACGTCTAATTTCCATCGTAGGGCCTCTTGCTCTGCTGCACACTGTAGCTTGAACGTCAGGTAGTCGATCAGTCGCCACTTGTCACTCTCGTTTGTGTACAGTTGATCTAGCTTGTAGTTTAGCCTTTTGTACAAGGCGTAGTTGATAAGTACGTCCTCATTACAACGGTGTGCATATTCCTCTGGTGTAAGGTTTTCCCAGTCGTCAATCTGAGGCTTGGGTATGTTGAAGTCCTCACCATAAGACGCAAGACCGTGGCTTGGTCGCCAGAAGTCTAGGTACCACGACAAGGCTAGGGTATCCACTAGCTTTGCCTTGATCTTGACCCCTAACACTTTTTCCACTTGGGGGATATCAAAGCGGATAATGTTGTGACCAATGAGAATGTCTGCTTCCTCAAAGAAGATACGCATAGCCACATAGTCGTGGGTGTGATGCACATTTCCATCGTCCCCCATCCATGATAAAACGTGTATCTTTGTGGCGTTCAGGCCATCTGTTTCTATGTCAAATACTGGCATTAGAGAATTTTACCCATTCTGTAGTTAGCTAAACGTAAATAGTCTAAGTAAATCTGGTCAGATTCCAACTTTTTTAAGGTTTTGTAAGAATCCCCTTTTATGCCAATGGTTTTATTGCAAGACCTACAAATAAAACCCCGAAACATCCCAGTTTCATGGCAGTGATCTAAGTCTAACTTTACATCATTGGCTCCACAGCACTCACAACTTTCTGGTTTATACATAGAGAAACCAATTTTAAGCCTGTTTTTTATATTCTGTGCAGTGGAATAACACTTTTTACAAGTATTAAATAAGCCATCTTTGTTAAACGGGTGTCTATTGAACTGGTCGAAACATAGACTCTCGTTGCATTTATTACACTCTTTCATGTTATATTACCTCTCGTAGTGTGAACGTATCGTAGTTGAACTTGAGTTTACCTGCCATACCCTCTTCAGATGACGGACGGTTCTTCTCAATCTTGAGATACGTTGTGTTGCGTTCTTCTATATCGTCTGACTCTTTGTCACGGTGTAGGTTCACAATGACACTAGCACGTTGACCAATCATCTTACAATATTTGAAGTCTCCATTCTCGTTAGTGTGTCCGATAGACACGATACCTATGTTGAGTTCCGCTGCCAGTTTCGACAGTCGGACGGACAGGTCTGCCAGTTGTTGTTCTTTGCTTTCCTCAGTGCCAGTGATGACATCTTGGATAGGCTCAAAGAATACAAACTTACAGTCACAAGCCTGACTAAAGAACCGTATCTGATCACATAGTTCGTCGGCCCCCTGTCCGTCCCCCAAGTAGAATTGATAAAGGTTCTCCCCTTTAGTAAGGTCAACGATGGCCTCACGTACTTCTTTATCAACCCCCTTGTCCTCAATAAGGTCACGGCGTGTTAC